GTACCGGTCTCACTTTCCAAGAGGGTAAATCAAACGATAATAATCATTATCTCTTTTTTGCCTATATCTTCGACTGTAATGGACAATGCTCTATTATATACAACCATCATACCATTAGAAGAATTTATAACTTCCATCGCTTGTCGTTTAGCATCAACTGACGCAAATTTAATTGAGAATTGTATGGAATTATCCATAGTGTTTATAACACTGACTACACCTGAATCCTCGACTAGTTGTTTTAAAGCTACAAAGTGATCGAAGAATGTAACTATGACATTAGGATTTTGAATACCCTGTACGGAATTTATAAACTCTATACGATTCATAATACATTCCTCCTTACATAGTTAATCCTGCATCCTCCATCTGCTCTTGTATTTCTTCCCCAGCCATTTGTTCTTTAGCACTTTCTGTGTTCAGGAAGTCCACATATAGCTTATAAATACAATGCAGACGAGATACAGGCATTTTTCCTAAGTCGACTATACTAGTTCCACCTTTAACAAACTTTGCTAACTGGACTAGTTTAGAGGTGTATTCACGATCGCTGCCAGTTGATAACGTGAAAAAACCAAGTCTTCTGCCCTTGTATCAGTTGCAGGGATCTTGGAACCGCATTTAGGACATTCAATCTCAGGATTCTGGTAAGAAGGACGCTCAATTCTCTCAGAAAGCTTATTAGTATAAGCATGAAGTAACTCAAACTGGTCATTTCCAAGAGTCTTAAGTGCAATAGAGAACTGTCTAACTTTAGACTTGAATGTTTTCCTCTCACTACCAGCATAAGCTTTATAACCAATAGGCCTAAGAGTCTTAGCTTCTTTATCTATGATATAGATAGCATCAATAAACGGAATAAATCCAATTGTAGATGCATACTTCTCACTGAAAGCTTCGTCAATGAACTGTGCCTGGATGACACTATAGATCGATGGCTCTCTAAATCCAATAGCCAAAGTATCTGATACAGGAATAGTTTCAGATACATACAGACCTTTAGAATTAGCTGCAGGCTCTGACTTATAGATCTCTTTGAATTTGGCTTTTACTTCATCATTCGGGAATTTAACCATATCCATGATCGGAATATCTTCAGTAAGGAATGCATTTCTACACTTCTCATTCTCACAATCTGCAGGGATAAAGTTAGTATCCTTGAAGTTTGCTACATAGATATTGAAGAAATAGTCATCAATATCTGTAAACGGAGTAGACTTAGCCCAAGCTTCATAAGTAGAAGGCTTCGGAGATGCAATATGATCATAGATCATTCTGAATCTGTTGTGAGCTGCTGTAGCTGCAGGGGCACCATTACCTCTAGCTTCCATAGTATAAGTTCTAAGAAGATCCAACTCATCTCCAGAGAACTGCATCATACTGATAGCTGTTTGCTGACTGAATGCTACCCAAGGTCTAGCAGGACGATTAGAAGCTTTCTCTTCAAGAGCTGTGATATTAGTAGTAGGCTCTTTTACTACAGTAAATGAAGAGATATCAAGAGACTTACTGATAGGCTTAAATCTTTCAGTAGCAATCTCTACGAAATGCTTCTGGATTTCTTCCGTATCAATATCATCATCTTCTTCATCTGTCTTAGTGGATTCTTCTTTATCATCGTCATCATCTATTACCTGTTCTGCAATAGAAGAAGAGTAAACTACTTGACCACCATCATCGTCTTCATCTTCATCCTCGAAGACAGCTCCAGTTTCTTCTATAACCTTTTTAGTTTCCTCAGGAACATTTTCGATAGTTTCTTCAGGAAGAGAACCAATAGGAATTCCATATTCATCAGTTTCTACTTCAACCTGATCATTCTCTTCTTCGTATTCTTCCTCTTCATCATCTGCTTCTTCAAGATCATCAGGAACCTCAGCTTCAACGATCTCTTCTTCACCTACTTCTACACCAAAATTTTCACCAAGATCTTCTTCTACCTCTTCCTCAACCTCATCTACAGGTTCAGGAGCAGGACCACCACCATTAGCTCTGATTACAGTATGTCCTTTCTTCTTCGGTGTCAAAGAACTAGTAGTCGGCTCACTACCAGCATCTCCAACTTCAACACCTCCAATAGCCGAATCGTTTTGTTCGTTAGCTTTCGCTTTTAATTCTTCAATAGAAGCCATTGCGAATTCCTCCTTTTGTGTTGTTAATCTAGATCCAAATCATCTACAAACTGCGGTTTCATAGTAGTCTTATTAGATGATTCTTTCTTAAGTTGTTCTTCGAGCTCATCTAATTCATCATCAGATGCTCCTCCATCTTTAGCTCTCTTCTTTGCAATCATTTCAGCTATTTCTTCATCAAATGTTTGCATTCTCTCGTTATACTCAGCTGTCTTTCTATCTACATACTGCTGAAACAAAGAATTTTCACCAGTTAAGATATCTTCATATGGATAGCCTTCTTTAACGCCTTCCATATTTTCTTTATATCTCTGCTCAGCTACAATTCTATCAATCTCACGAGGATCTACAATTTCTCTTTCAGCTAAGTCCATAGTTTTATTCCTCCTATGCTAAGTTATCCAAGAATATAGGCATATCAGTATTTCCAGATTCATATATAAAGGTTTGATCATCTACAGTAATCTGGAAGTTTAATATCTTATCTTCAGTAACAATAAAATCTACATGAGTATATTGATACTCAGGAAGATATTGTATTATCTGATTTTCTACTTCTTTAGATATCTCAGATATTACATCAGTTGAATGTCCGTGTCTGTATTTACGAATCCCCACTCCCATCTCTGGATGTAAAGGATCAGATCCTGGCTCTAATAATATAAGTCTTGCAATCTTTAAAGCAGTTGCAGCTTTTCCAGTTATATTTCTTGGTGTATTGAATTTGTTTACACTAAGAAGATACTCTATATTTGTAATAGCCATATGTATTCCCTCCAAAATATAGAATTAATTAAATGTCTTAGTTGTAAAATATTACAATTCGTTTAAAAATTCACATTCTTATAATTCAAATAGGAGGTATATCGTCATGGGAAGAATTATCAGATACAAATGTCCATTCTGTGACAAACGAATGGAAAGAAAAAATCTTGTTTCTCATATTGATAAAGATCACGAGGATTTATTACCTGAAGGATTTTCTCCATTAAGATATGTATTCCATTATGTAAATAAGAGACCTATGGATTATCATGGAATATGTACTGAATGTAAAGGTGAAACTCCTTGGGATGAGAATATTGGACGATATAAAAGACAATGTGAAAATCCTGCTTGTAAGAAGCAGTTTGTAAAGAAATTTGAAGACAATATGGTTAGGAGTATTGGAGTTAGTAGAATATCTGCTACTGAAGAAGGTCTTAAGAAACTACTTGCTGGTAGAAAGATCTCTGGTAAGTATAAATTTCAAAATGGTAAAGAGAAAGAATACTGTGGATCTTATGAAAAGAAAGCACTTGAGTTTATGGATGGTGTATTAAATATAGATCCTGATGATCTCTTAGCTCCTGGTCCCACATTGAAATACGAATTAGATGGTAAAACTAGATACTATATAACTGATTTTTATTATCAGCCGTATAATCTTATCATCGAAGTAAAAGATGGTGGAGATAATCCGAATACTAAAGGTGCTATGAGAGAAGTAAGAAGAAAGCAGATGGCTAAAGAGAAGTTTGTTATAGAGAAAACAGATTATAACTATCTTAGATTAACCAACAATGACTTCTCTCAATTACTTTCTGTATTTATGGATTTGAAAATGCAACTCGTAGATGGATCGAAAGACAGGGTGGTTCATGTGAATGAGAGTATGAATTGTCTAAACACAGGATATATTCCAGGATTTGATAATAGAAGAGTATTTGTCTTGAACTATTATCAGAATAACGTATTCAATCCTGATGAGAGAAGAGGTTTAGCTATAGCTAATTCTCCTTTGCTTACTGATATTCTCTATAGAGATAGTCTTGGTAAACTTACTAAAGCTCCTGAAGACTTCTTGAAGAACTTCAAGTATGATATCTTTGCTGTAGAGAAAGATCATAAGGAACTCAATGAACAATTGGCTCCTTATATGGGAGAGTTTATAGATGAAGATTTCCTCTATGAAGTATTATTTGGTAAAGAGATGCTTTCTCAGGATCAGATATATACAGAAGAGTTAGCTACTCATGTACCAAGTATGAGACAATTGCTCAAGATACATGAAAGTGTAGTTGAGAATTATCTAAGAGGAGATGTACCTGAAGATGATTATGTGACCGAAGCAGAT